CACCATGGACGCTCCTTTCATCGTCCCATGTCTACTCCAAGAAATCCTACCCGGCGACACGTTTAGTGTTAACAGCACTGCATTCATGCGACTGGCTACGCCGATCAAACCGATCATGGATAATCTCACCGCAGATATTCATTACTTCTTTGTCCCAAACAGACTAGTGTGGGACAACTGGCAATTCTTCATGGGTGAAAGAACGAACGTCGACGATGATCCGACCACGGTAAGCATTCCTCAAATGGTTCTGGATATGGATGTAAATTTATACATCGGAACCATGTGGGATTATTTCGGACTTCCCCTCGTCGACGTTGTAGACGCCGAATTATCGGTTAACGCATTACCATTTCGAGGCTATGGCCTTATATACAACGAATGGTACAGGAACCAAAACCTTGAAGACTCGATGCAAATTCCAACAGACGATGGCCCCGACGAACCCAGTATATTTACTGGCTTGGGTATTGTTCGTCGACGGATGAAACGAGGCGACTACTTCACCAAGGCACTGCCATGGCCGCAAAAAGGCGATGCTGTATTTCTTCCCCTGGGGGAGACAGCTCCAGTAGTCGGTAACGGCACAGATTTCAAGCTAAAAATTCAGGGAGTCAATAACCGAATCGGCACCGGTCCAGGTGGCGACGCTTATGGCTTGAAAACAGAAACAACCCCAGCAACAGGAGCCTTCATCGGCGCCAAAACAATTAACGGGCTTGAAAACTTCACTGCCGACCTGAGCACAGCAACAGCGGCAACAATCAACGATATCAGGACAGCATTCCAAATCCAGAAGCTGCTAGAGCGTGACGCCCGTGGCGGAACAAGATATATCGAAATCCTGTTATCACACTTTAACGTTCAATCCCCTGACTTTCGGCTTCAACGCCCGGAGTACCTGGGTGGCGGTTCAGGCCGCATAACAGTAAACCCGGTAGCATCAACAGTAGAAACAGTGGACGCGCCCCAAGCTAACCTCGCCGCAGTCGGAACCGGTATCTGCAAGGCGAGCTTTAATCACTCGTTTACAGAACACGGTTTCGTGTTCGGGCTTATCTCAACACGCGCGGATTCAACTTATCAATACGGTGTAGAACGATTCTGGAATCGCACAACCCGATACGAGTACTACTGGCCAGCTCTCGCCCACTTGGGCGAACAGGCCATAACCAATGAGGAGCTATACTGGCGACCAGGAACACCGGTCACAAACAAAGACACTTGGGGCTATCAAGAAAGGTACGCTGAGTACCGATACCAGCCCTCAAGAATTACAGGTCTTTTCAGATCGGAAGCTCCGGCTTCACTCGATGTCTGGCATTTGAGCCAAGACTTCAACACACTTCCCGCACTGGATATCAACTTTATCAGTGAGGATCCTCCAGTCGACCGCGTTATCGCGGTTCCATCTGAACCACACTTACTTGTCGACGTATGGCATAGCATTAAGGCGACAAGGCCAATGCCCATATACTCAGTGCCCGGACTCGTGGACCACTTCTAATGGCCCTGGGACCTATAGTAAAAAGCGCTCTTGTCGGCGCCGGCGCCAGCCTACTCGGCTCCGCCGGCTCCGCCGTCGCAAGCGCAAAAGCGGCTAAACGCCAAATGGACTTCCAGAAAAAAATGTCCAACACTGCGTACCAACGGGCAACAAAAGACCTGGAAAAAGCAGGTCTTAACCGTATCCTTGCGCTGGGTTCTCCAGCGTCAACACCAGGTGGAGCCATGGCGCAAGTTCCTGACTTCGGCTCCGCAATAACCCATGGTGCAAGCACCGGAATACAAGCGGCTTCCAGTGCCCAAAGCATTTCGGTACAGCAAAAACAGGCAAACAAGATAGTAGCTGAAACAGAAGGCATTAATGCCGACAATAAGCGAAAGCTGGTACAAAGCGAAATCTGGGAAACTATCGGACCCATGGTAACGGCAGCTGCCGGTAACATGGAAAAACTCATTGCACTACTCGCCGATCCTGAGCAACGGGCCATGATGGGCCAGCTCATAAAATCGACAGGCCAAGATATAAAAGAATCACTTCTCAAAGTTTTGGAGGAACAATTCAGCGAAGTGAAAGCAAACCTCCCCACTTGGAGGGATGTACTCGAACTCACGCCTATAGGCATGGGCGTCAAGAAATTCAACGAATATGGCGAAAGCCTAAAGAAAGGTAACTAAAATGAGAAAACTTAACGAACAAATCGAAGTGCCCTCCGAAAAACAAAGACCGACGATAAAAAAGCCATGGCAGCGGTCACGGCTAATCGTCGACTTGGAGGGTCAAGAGTTCAAGGTAGATACATCTTTTGGAAACGATACTGACGTAAATAACATTGTTCAGCGTTTCCAAAGAACGGGCGTAATGCCCAACGAAGAACAAAAGGCCCGTGGACAGTATGCCGACGTGACAAATCTCCAGGAGGACCTCACTGGACTACTAGATCGCGTCGAAACAGCGAAGGCTGAAATGACTGCGGCAGAAAATGCACTACAACAAAAACAGGCCGAACAGGCCGCAAATGACGCGCAGCGGCTAAAAGAGTACGACGAGCTAAGAGAAAAACAAAAGGCAGAAAACGCTCCTCCCGATACGGAGTAGAACGAAGTCCCGGGTAGGGCCCTACTGCCAGAAAAATCAAAAACTAGTCGTACACAAAACAAATAACCCTGCTATCCAGCGGGGTTTTTTATACCTAAAACCTGCCGCCAGCTCAAAGCCACGCAAAGGAAAAGGCCATGACAAATGGCCCCTAAAACAACTGGACATATATACAGTATGGACAAATCCCACAAAATCGATAACATCGACTGATAAGGAAGCTCCTCGATGCTTCCTTAAATACTGACACCGACACTCAAACGGTGTCTAAACCACAAAAACACTACTAGGAGTACTCGCCATGGCCTACCGTAAACGAGCCGGAAAACCGGGTCGCAGCTTCAAACGGACCTCCCAACCTCACCGCAAAAACATGCCCCGACGAGCAGCTCGCGGTGGCATATGCCTATAACATATCAGCGGATCATCCGCCTTAACCCTACCGGCGTAATCGCCGGTCTTTTTAATGCCGTGTCTCAGACCAAAGCCAGCCTGGAAGGCGGGTAAACCCAATGAGAACGGCAAGACTCCCCTTCGGTTCTCGATGCGAAAGGACGTTCCGGATTATTACATTCCCTGTGGCAAATGCGACGGCTGTTCAATATCCAGGACACAAGCGTGGGCAATAAGAATATTCCACGAAAGCCAAATGCACGAAAGGAACTGTTTCCTGACACTGACGTACAAGGACGCTCCGGAGAAAATCAATCGAGAAGACCCCCAGAAATTCATCAAACGTCTTCGGCGATCGCACCAGAAAATCAGATATTTCCTCACTGGCGAATACGGAGAACAAACAAAAAGGCCGCACTACCATGCAATCATCTTTGGCCAAGATTATCTTGGCGGCGCTTATGGGATCGACCATAACATGTACGGTAACGCTTTCATTGACGAGCGATGGGGACACGGAACAGTCTCAATCGGAACCCTCACAGTCGCTAGTGCCATGTACGTCGCCGGATACTGTAATAAAAAAATCGGCGATCCCGATACTTTCGCAATCATGTCAAGAAATCCTCCCATCGGTACCACCTGGGTCCGGGAACACTCAGACAATCTGCGGAGAAACGAACAAGTGATAATAAACGGGCAGGAAATGCCCATTCCAAAAACATATTTAACCTGGTTAGAAGGAGTCGAAGACTATGCACACATAAAACTAAACCGAGCAAAAAATGCGAAACAACCGCTAAATGACCGACAGGCCAGAGCCAAAGGTCTTAGCATTACAAATCAAGCAAAACTTAAGGGTCACAAAATATGAAAACCAATCAAAAGAAAATCTCACTTGACGAGCAAAAATCTCAAAAGAAATTCATGTTCCAGTTCATCTCATGCAAAGACGGTCGTAGAAGCGAACCTTTTTTAACCAGCTGGGATGGACTCCAAGAAACCGTAAAGCAGATAAAAAAACAAGATGACTGCGACATTAATGACGATGATTTAATACTCTTGGTCGCGGTCATCGATGGCAAGGACACACACATTCCAGCAACACCAATAATCAAAGTAAGTACATTTATGCAAATGCAACCTAGTAAAGGAGCAAAAAACGATGAGTGATAAAATCGTACAGCAACCGGTAGCAACTTCCGTACAGGCGCGATTTAGCGAACTGCCCACCGCCGACGTCGATAGAAGTACTTTCGATATGTCTCACGCTTGGAAAGGCACCATGGACGCTCCTTTCATCGTCCCATGTCTACTCCAAGAAATCCTACCCGGCGACACGTTTAGTGTTAACAGCACTGCATTCATGCGACTGGCTAC